AAGAATGTTTTATTGACTGAAAAAGAGTATAACACTCTTATCGGAATGACCGACGGAAAGGAAGCGATTGAGTTTTTTGGAGAATACCGAGCCTACAAAGGTTACAAAGCAAAGAGCGACTATTTGGCGATAAGAAAGTGGGTTTTCAACGCACTTAAAGAGCAACGAACAAAGCAAGGCAAGGCGAACTTCACAGAGCGGGAATATACCAAAGAACAGTTGGATATAATAGGGCGCGTGCCGAGCATTGAAGATTACGACTTATAAGGAGTGAAAGAATGAACGAACAATTATTATTATGCGATATGGACAAAATAGACAATACAAAAAGGCAAAACCGCACAAAATGGCGAAAAGGAATGCAATCATATTGTGATAGACAACAGCAAAACGGAAATGCAGATATGAACGGGTGGTGTGCGTGTGGATATATGGACTTTTGCAACTATTGCAATGGGGCAGATTTTTCAAGAGCGTGTGTTGATAGTATAGAAGAAATGTGCAACGAAAAAGGAATTATAATTGATTATTCTCGAACCGACTATGAACAACAATTAAAAGAGTATGACATATAAGCAATGCACCGTTTGGGCGGGAACGGCGTAAATAAACAACAACATAATAAAATAACACCCTTGTCGGTAAACCGCCCTTTATCGACTGACATAAGGAGTAAAAAAATGACACTTAAAGAATTATTGATACAATACGGAAACACAACCGACCCCGTTAAGGAAGCAGAAATTATAGAAATGTGGTTTGTTGAAAACGACTTTGAAGATTTAGGACTTTCTATGATTTCTCGCTTGTCAATGAAGAAAATCAAGAAATTACAAGATAAGTTATCGTTTGCACAATCTTGGCTTCCGAGCAAAATTGATGTGAACTGTAACAAAGAGTTTGCTAACGATAAACTAACTGCCGATATGTTAAATCGCATTATAACATATTGTATGCTGTCTATGCCGTTACCCGACGACATTCTTGAATGGGCGAAAGCAAATATTCCAAACATAAATGTTCCGAGAGTATTTTTTATGCCGACAGTAAAATATCTTAAAGACAGATATAATATAGAGTTTAATGATAAACCCGAATGGGATTTTTAGGAGAAACAAAGAATGGAAGAAAAAACTATGACAATCAATGAACTTATCGACAGAATATACGAAGCGAAAGAATTGGCTCATCAACAACACATACAAGCGAACGCAATCATTATCAACGAAAACTTTGTTCGTGTCCCCGAAAAACTTATGGGCAACAAAGAATATCCGCCGATGATTTGCGGACTTGAAACGCACTACACCAAAGCCGAACTTCCCGACAATACTATGTTTGCGGTATGCGAAGTAATGGAAACCGAACGGGAAAAGGCGATACGGCAAGCGAAAAAGGATTTGTGTGAAAAAATCAAAGACTATATAATCGACGAATTTTTTGACAAGTTGGACGAGTTAGCACAAGAATAAAGAGAAAAGGGATAGGCAAAGTGCTTATCCCCTTTCTTTTGTCCTTTATCTCCTGTTGCTATCAAGCATATACCTAACTTTCGCCGACTTTTCCATATAGTAATCAGTCATATCGGTAATACGCATTTCAATGTATTCGGGCATAGGCTCTGATTTGCTCTCGTACATTGACCGCATTGCTTTCGCCTTGTTTCTCATAAAGTCGTACCAAATACTTGCGTGTTCAAGTTCGGCTTCGGAAAGTTTAGTTGCGATAGATAGTTTATCGGTGTCCCCTACAAGTTTTGACTTTGCCGCGCACTTTGCATATTTTTCAGCGTCGGCAAGTTCTTCTTCCACATAAGCATAGATTTTTTCGAGTTCTTCCATAATTATATATCCGTGTGTATTTGAGTAATGAATTTAGCAATCAAATCGGCGTACTTTTCGTCGCCTTTTTGAATGGACAAAAGCAAGACAATGATTGCAAGAGTTTTTAAGTCGGCGGGTAAAATTTTCGCCGATGTGTCGCTAACCGCTTTGGTTATCCTATCAATAATTGCTACTTTTACTTCATAGAGTTTTTCTTCCATTCTTGTATCCCTTGCTAAAAACCGCGATAATTACGCGAGTTTCACTACCGACACATTAAAGTAAGTGTAAGTCGCCGCAACACCCGTGTTGACAAAGGTCAGGTCGATTGATTGAGTGCCTGTACCCGCGCAAGGACAAGCGTCCCTAACTTCCACTATGGTCGCCGTTGAAAAACTTTCAATGTCCGTTGCTGCCGTAGGGGTTTGAGTTACTATACCAGTGGGGACAGCCACGCCATTGCGATAAAGTTGCAGGCTAACTTCGCCCGCCGTTGTCGTGAAAGAGCCAGAGGCACTGAACGCCACCAAATACAAGCCTTTTTTCAAGAGCCTAATCGCATTGCTACCGCTGACGTGAGAAATCGAGCAACCCGTAATGCGTGCATTGTTGTTGATAGGCATAAGTGCGCCACTGGTAAGAGCCGTGCTTGTGTTGTTGTATGCACTTAAAGTGCTTTTACAGTATTGATTATTAGCCATAATAAAAATCTCCTGTTGTAAGTTAAAGGGGAGCATAGTCGCTCCCCCCCGTTGTCAAGGAACGCTATCAAGCGTAAAGTGTTTTAGTTGGTTAAAGCATTAAACCAAATTGTTGCCGCACCCGCAATATCCCCCGCAAAACGGCGACTGACCTGCCGAATATGTAAAGGTCGAGGGGTATCTTACGACACCCGACACCGCCTGTTGCAATTCGAGTTGGCTAATGCGCCCTTGCAAAGCGGATACTTTGTCCGCATAAAGCATATCAAGGACTTTTTGAACCTGTGCGGTCGTGTTTGCGTTGATTGACGAATTGATTTGGTCGAGGTGTGCGTTCGTGTTGGCGATTGCCAAACGGTTCTCGCAGCAACAATCCGCAAGTTTCGAGTTGGTCGAGTTGAACTGCTGCGCCATTTCGTAACCGAGATTGCAAATTCCGCTATACGCTGCGTCTGCTTTATTTTCAATTCGGTTGCCGTTGTTCATAACTTGACTTTCAAGGCGAGTAAAGTTTGCCGAGTTATTTAAGTCCTCAACCGTGGCACACCTGCTATCGTTTCCACGATTGCCCCAAAAGCCGTTTCCGCCCCACATTAACGCCAAAATAGCGAAAAGCCAAAGTCCACCTCCGCCAAAGCCAAAGCCGTCGTCATAGCCCCTGTTCATATCCATTACGGGCTGAATACCTGTTCCTTCCATAAGATTTCTCCTTTTTGTATTTTATTTACACAACCGCCGTACGCTCGGTCGAGTATTCTATCCTTTTATTGCATTTATTATATCGTTCGGGTTTATACCCATTTGTCGGCACATATTCTCAAAAACAAGTTTCGGGTTTTGTCCCCTACACATTTGCATAACTTGTTGCATTTGCGGGTTTTGCCTTAAATCGCCCATTTGCATAATCCGCTTAACCTGCTGAATATTTTGCATAATTTGCGGGGGTAAACCATTAGACGTATTGAGCGGGTTCATTTACTTTCTCCTTTAATGCCTTTATTTCGTCCATAATAGCCGCCAAATCGCTCTTTAATGCGTATTCGGGTTTCGTATCGACCTCGCCCGTTTTTTCGGTTATAGCAAAGATTTTGACGGAAAATTGCCCTACGCTATCAACTTTCTTCTCATAGATAATCGGTTTATCGTTATCAAGATATAGAATATCGCTATTATAGGGCTGTTGTCTTTGCCGAACTTCATCTATGCCACTAACGACAATCTTGTTTGTGGTAGGCTGTTGTACGGGCGGTTGCGGTCTTTGCATTTGTTGATTAAATTGCTGATAAGGATTATAAAAATCATACATAGTTATTTCTCCTTGATTATAATTACAACGGGCGAGCCGTTTTCTTCCTTGTCGTTTGGATAAAGCGTTGAAAAATCGAAATGGGCGGAAGTGTCGGGTTTTGCCGTAAACTCGACTTGCAATCCATTAAGTTCGTTGTAAAGTTCAATTACCATATTGCATTTCCCCCTATACGAATTTTGCCATAAAAAAGCCCCGCTTGTTGGGTACAAACGGGGTACAAAACCTATTAAATTGTCATAGCAACTTCTTTTTAAGCCGCTTTTTTCTCATATTTGCACTATCATATTCAATGTTTAAGTCTTTTGCGATTTCCCAAAGTGAGATACGCTCTACGAAAAACTTTAATGCGAGTTCCGTGTTTTCGGCGTTTAGACCGATTTCACGGCAACGGTTAATCATTTCATCGCGGGTACAATTTTCAACGCTAAAAGGCTTTGGCTTTGATAGGTCGTCCAAAAGCCCTTGATACTCTTTATTGAGTTTCCGATACCTTGCAAGTGCCTCTATCTTTGCTTGTTCTTCATTCCCTATCCAACACACTAAAAAAGCAAGGGGGATAGAAAACAAAAGGCTAACAAAGATTGTTTGCGAAGTCGGGATTGCCGTCCATATTATAAAGTTCGTCAACTGCATACAAAACGACTTACTATGATATTGATAGGCGAATTGATACCGAAGCACACAATGAGCAAAGCAAAAGGCAATACCCTCAAACCATTTCCCCGTCAAATAGCAACAAAGTGCCACCGAGCCAACGACAAGAAGATATTGCCAGAGTTTTCGCTTAAAGAATAGTTTAACTCGTAACTTATTCTTCGGTGTCATCGGACAAGTGCTTAATGCACTCGGCAACATACAACAAGTCGTCGATTGCGTCGGGGAAACGCTCTTTTAAGATTTCAATCTTGTCAAGAGCCTCGTCAATGTAAAATTTTTCGTCTTTGCCGTAAAACGGAGGGCAACCTACTCCCATTTTCCACTACCTCCTCATAATTATAATATAAATATAATAGTAAGAGCCAAAAATAACACTCACTTGTCATTAAAAGGAACGTTGCATAGTTGGTACTTACTATATATTGCGAAAGCCCACGGATTGACAAGGATAATAGTTGAGATACCGAGTGGACGATAATCACAACGCCGACATCTCTTGCCTTGCAATTCCATATTGCGCCGAGCGCAACCATACTCAATAAACCATAATATGCGGATATATTTGTATCAATTACATCAACCGCAAAACTTATAAAAATATTGATAATTAAAATTAGACACCAAGGAGCGGAAAGATATGGTTTGTGTGTTACGGCGCATAAAAAAAGCCAATAAGTGATAAATGCCGTTATCGTGTTCAAAAACCGTTTAAGCGCGATATGGCTATCAACATATTGACCGAATTTTATAATGCTCGGATTGTTTATTTTTAGCACAAATTGTTCGGGAAAGGAAAATTTTAAGACATACCACGCGCAAAGATAAACGCACACAAGGTATATCATCGCACGGATAACGTTCTTGTTCATTTCCTATCCCCCTACAATTCGTAATATGCAATCAATAAGCATAAAATTAAGAGTATGAATAATCCACTCATAATCTTATAGAGTTTCATTTTCATACCCTTTGTGTTTTGTTATTTTTTAGCGCAAAAATCGTCAAAACTGCCGACAAATGCACCGTTTGCAACAGCCGCACGGAACTCGTTAAGAAGTTCGAGTTTTGCCTGTTCTTGCTGTCTTTGTTCGGCTTCTGCTTTCTTTTGCTCGATAAACTCATCAAGCGATACAAGGCAGTTTCCGTCCGCTACTTCTCTGCGATATTCCGCTTCATACATATCGTGGTCGGCTTTCGCTTTTGCGATTGCTTGTGCTTCTTCGTTTGCTTTTTGTGCTTCCGCTTCCGCATACGCCTGTTCTACAAGGTCAACGGACTTGCTGAAACCGAGAGCCTTTGCGGTTTTACGAAGAGCCACCATAATGGGGCTTTCCCAACCCGCACTCACACAACCCAAACAAAGAATTGCCATAAGTAAGCCAAACACGAGTACACCGATTATGATACTTGCCCACAAAGGGATTTGCACATTCCCATACACAATCCCACACGAAGCACCTGCGCCTGACATTGCACTTGCGATAAACGAAGCAACAATACCACATATCGTTTTAGGATTGTTTTTAAGGTAAATTGCAAAAGCACTTTGCTTTTTTGCTTTCTTTTCCTTGACAACTTTTTCCTTTGCCATAGTTTTACCTCTTTTTTTGTTTATATTTGTCGCACAAAATGCTATAAAAATAGCCCCAACTTTTGGAAGAGTTTTGACCGCAATAGGTTTAGTGGCTTCCATAAGTTTAACCGCCTTGCTTGTTTGCACCGCTACCTTTGTTACTTTAAGTGATGAAACCAAAACGACAATCGCTTTAAGTGCGTAAACGGCAAGTGCAACCGATAACGCACCTGTAAATATATCGGCTATGCTTATGATAAGTGTCGATACATTTGATTTCAAGTCGCTCCGATACGTTACAAGTATTTTAAGTATCATCACAAAAGACAACAAACTTGCAATAAGCGAGCAAATTTGCCAATCTATTGAAGTTAGGCACATTGAAACAATGCCGAAAAGCAAGTCAATAACCGACAAAATAAGTAATGTTCGATTATCAAGAGCCTTTCGGACAATCTTTTGTTTCAGCACCTCATCGTCTGACATAATTAAAATACGGGAATATAGGGGGCTTCTGCGGGTTCTTGCACGGGTGCTTCCGTAACAACGGGCTGCTCAACGACTTCGGGGGCAACTTCTTCTACGGGGGCGGGAGCGGGTACAACTTCTTCTTCCACGGGTTCGTCCGCAACTTCTTCCACAAAAAGCATAAGATAATCAAGCGTTTTCTTTTTTGCCGAAATATCAAATGCCGCTTCTTCCTTTAAGAGAATATCCGCAAATGCGCTGATAAGCACATCGCTCCAACCGCGCTGTTCGCCGATAGCCTTTGCTTCGTTGAAAGCGTGTAAGTCGTTATCCGCAATTTCGCCTTGCAGTCTTGCAATTTCACCAAGTAATTTTTCCGAGTTTACTTTTAACATAGTTTACACTCCGTTTTTAATATTATAAAAGGCTCAAAAGTTCAAGAGCCGCTTTGTCGGGGAATATTGTTACGCCGAAAGAGTTTTGCACAAGCAACAAAATCACATAGACAATCACGCCAATAATCGCCATAATTGCAAGCGATGAACAAATCACAAGTGCGGGTTTGCCGAAGTTTGCTATTTGCATAAAGACTTCGTTTACAGCGTTAAATATCGAGAGAATTATTGTAACAAGGCAATAGGGCAATGTTAAGATACACAACATAAGCACCATAAGCGGTATGCCGTATGACCTATCCGCATAGGTTTTGGGCTGTTCTCTCTCATAAATATATTCCGTGCCGTCCTTGCGACGGAAAAGGCGCATATCGTCAGCCTTTTCGCCGTCTTTAATAACTCTCTTCTTTTGTACTTTACGCAAGTTAGAAAAGTCAAATTCCAAAATAGGACGGAAACTCTTATAAAAGGCTTCCGCTTTGTTTTGTTTTGCCTCTAACTTCTTGCGTTCTTCTTCAAGTACCTTGTTTTCAAAGTTAAGTTTTAATTCGTCTTGCTTTGTCTTTTTAATATCCGCCAAAAAGTCGCGGTTTTCACGCGTTTCTTCAACGGACTTTTCAAGAGTAAGTGCGTGGACGATTTCCTTACCCGTTTCATTTACATCGCGCTTGCCCGAAACAAAATCTTCTTGCATACGAGCAGTTGCAATGTTGGTGAACGTGGAAACTTCTTTCGGCACGTCAGGAACGGCGAGATTTGCGTTTTGTGGCACTTTCTCCGTTTCTTCGACAACTTCATCGTCCGAAAGGTTTTCGTCGATTTCAGTAGTGTTTTCGTCAGCCATTTGGTCTTTCATTTCGCTTTCAAATTCGTCAGCCCTATCTTGCCAATCCATTTTTACCCTCAATTAAAAAGCGCACAAACACATAGGTGTCTGCGCACTCATTAAATAAAGAATAGCACACAAAAGTGGTTATGTCAACACCTTTATGCCAAAAAAGTAATGATTTTTTTAATTTATTTTTCGGTATCGCCGTCAAACGTGGTTTCGTCAGGTATTTCTTCGACATTCTGTTCTTCTTCTATTTCTGGTCTAACAGGTGCTATTTCTAATGCAGTAAAATCGTCAGTGAAACACAAATAACCTGCTTTTAAGTAAAGATAATCCTCTGGCGAAACTTTTATATATAAATCCGTTTCGTTGATAGGGTATGTTGTAAAATCTCTTTTTGATAAAGGTATTATACATACTTGTCCGTCAATTATGGTTAAATGGTTTTGTCGCTGTAATATATCTATATCAATCATAAATATGCCTCCTTTAATATACGCAACTTATAGAAGAAATTGTTACTGTTGCAGGATTACCATTTGCTGTACTTTCAAAATAATAACCACTTGGACTGCCCCACGAAATAGTTGCTGTAGTGTGGCTGACACCATTATATTTTATATACACAGACGCGTTGGTTCCACTGTCATTCACTGTGTAAGTACCTGATACGTTTTTTCCTCTAAATGAAAACTGCGCAACTATTGAAACACTCTTTACGTGTCCTGGTAGAGAAACAGGCCAATTGAAATATGATTTTTTGTTCTTTACACTGCTGGAGTGAGAGCCTGTCCAGAATTCGTGCATATAAGGAACATATATGTCTGAAAACGCTATATTCGTAGTACCTGTTATAGTTATATCTTTTTCAAGTATTTCCCCGACGTTACCTGTATAAATGGTGCCGTTTACATTCATACGTAGTTTATAATGGTCGTACCCGCCAATTGCCGTAGCCCTTACGTGTACTGTATCACCATAATAGACTATATCGTTCTTATCGTTTACGATAATAGATGTTGCCCCTCCGTCAATAGCCGCATTTTGATTTGGTGAATATATTCTTGTAATCATTGGTACGACTATAAGGTCACCACCTTGAACCTGCGTAACCGTCAATTTGAAAGGTTTCCCCCATACAGGTATCGCTGCTATAATTTCACCGTCATACCCCCAGCCAATATTATCAGCTATAATACCTTGTTCGTTATATGACCTAAACCTAACACAGAATTTACCATATCTATTCGTATCAGTTACTAACACGCGAATGTAATAATATGCACCAGGTGCAAGAGACTTTGCGTTTGTTATACCACCCCAACCGTCATTCACAAGTCCTACATAACTATCAAGTGACGCTTTACTATATGACGATACAGAAGCCCTCTTTGCTTCACCACTTAAATCCCCCTCTCTTACACTATATTTTAACACCGTCAAATCAGTGCCGTTATATTTTATTTCTGTTGGTGCTACGCCATTATACTTAAATGCCATAATCTTATATCGTTATCGTTAATGTTGTACCCGAAAGAGAGAAAGCAGTTTTATCAAGTTTGCCGCTTATATTAGGAATATCACTTGTTGTAGCGACCTTTGCTCCTTTCCACAATAAATTACCAGAACCTCCACCAATTGCAAGACCAGAAGCATAGTTAGTACCAAGCAAACTTCCTACAACAAATGTTCCATCAGATTGGTCAGAAGCATAACCGATGTAAGGATTTTTGCTATTAACTGTTCCCCATTTTAAGTTCGCCCCGTCAGAATTAGCAGAGGCGTCCATTTTAACAGTCTTACTCTTGTTTATAGTTCCGCCGTCATTCGTCAAAACAGTTCCTAAATCAATCGTTCCCGAACTTGTTACTGTCCCTTTTGATGTGCCATTCATTTTAACAGCAACCGAGGTTACCGTACCTTTGTTTTTGGTGAAACCCCAGCCCGAAACAGTGCTTTCGGTTACAGCCGCAGGAATTGTCGGTGGGTCGGCAAGAACGGCATACGGAATTTTGATTTCTTCCGTGCCGTTCGCCGTTTTCCTTATAGGTTTATAGGTTGCCATACTGCATACCCCCTAATTGTTTATTGTAATTGAAAGAAAAGTCCGCCAACCATAAGGTCATTACTCGGTGCAGTCTGTTCCGCAGTACCCCACTCAATCGAATTGCCACCTGACTTTACTCGACCTTTTTCGTCAACGGTTACCGCCGAATATGAGCCTACTTTTACACCAGTGCGTGTCAATCCAATTTGTCTACCGTTATAACCGCTGTCTCCTACTATTGTATATGTATAAAAGTCGTTCCCGTTAAAAGCAACTCTCGTTTGGTTAGAACCGTCAAATGATATAATCTTTTCGTAGGTTACATTTGTTGGGTCAAATTTGAAATATATGTCAAAACTATTAGCAACTTTATCCGCATTTGTCGCATTGTCCACCTTTGTGGTTTTAATATCTTCTACAAGGGCAATATCCTTTTTAACGGTTTCGCCAGCAGTGCCACTCGGCATTTCGTATTTCGGGCGCG